GCATCCTTACCCGTCCTCACTTGGGTTTAATGGCCGAAGCCGGACCGGAGGCGGTCATACCGTTATCCTCCCGGTTGCGGGCCCGGGCACTGGATCTCCGGCAGCAAACCGGCAAATACCTTGGGGTTAAACCTTATGCCCTGGGTGGCTTTGCCGGGCCGGTGCCGGCGGTAGCCGGTGCCGTAAGTAGCACCGGGAGCCCCGTGGTAAATCTCAATTTCGACCTGGCCGGACTGGTGGGCCAGATAACGGTCCAGAGTCGAGATGATTTTGATCAAGCTGCAGATCAAATTGCTGCTGTGATTGCAAAAAAGTTAAAAGCTATCTTTAATAATTTGCTTTAGCAGGACTTTCCTATTCTTATGGCGAAATCTCCGCATATATAATTAACGGAGGTGAACCATATGGCAGATCTACTTATGTTTGTTGGCCTGGTAAGTTTTGTTGTGGCAATAATTCTTTTTGGTGTAAGGTTACTGTTAAAAAGAGGGTGGAATTATAAGCGTTCTGGTATTCTTGCTGGCGGTGCGATAGTTTTGTTCATTCTTGGAGCGGCTATTTCCGGGCCATCTCTGCAGCAAGGGTACGATACTGGAAAGCAGGCGCCGCAAAATAAATTAGCAACCCAAGGAAATATTTCTCCTGAAAAACAAAAGCAGCCAGTAGAACCGGTAAAGGAAGAAGAGAAACAAAAACTTGAATCAGAAGAAAAACAATCAAAAGGCCTTATACCAGATATTGAAGCGGCTGATATTAAGCTGAACTTAGAAAAGTGGGGCTTAAAGTTTACAGGGCCAAGGCCTTTTAAAGATGACACTGGTTACCTTGATGATGGTGAGGTAGTAGATCCTGATACGCAGGTGAAGTTAAGTTGCACAATAATGGCAAAAACTCCAATGGCTATCCAGTCAGTTACTTTCAGAGCGGACGGAGCACTTGTGGCAGGTAATATTTCTCCTGAAAGATATCTTGCTGTTTCTAAAGGCTTTCTTGGTTATTGTGCCACTTTACCTTATGATGGATCAGAACCAGAAAAGGCGAGAGAGTGGGTTGAAAAAAACCTGGATCAGGCGAACCAGCCAGATAAGCCTATTGTTACCGTTATAGGACAAGTGGAATATAAATTGGCCGGAGCCAAGTATTTTCGTTTGTTATCTATGAAACCAATACAGCAGGAATAGGTTAGAAAGATTGGTGAGGGTATGGACTTCTACCTTATCGACCCCGCCGGCCCGCAGCTTCACCTCCCGGTTAATCCCGGAGAAGTGATAATCCGGCGGGATAAACAATACGAGACGATCAATATAATAAATATCGGCGAAGTGGATTTTCCCCATGGAGAGAAGCTAAAAGAGATCAGCTTCTCTTCTTTTTTCCCCAATCACTATGACGCCTCGTACTGCAATTATCCAGACCTGCCAGGCCCCCAGGAGGCCATGAACCAATTGACGGCTTGGACGGCCAGCAAAAAACCAGTGAGGCTAATTATCACCAAAACCATCATCAATGTCCTTGTGCTGGTGACGGCGCATGTGACCACATTAAAAGGCGGGGAACCTGGCGACGTGTACTACGACCTCATCTGCCGGACCTGGCGTGAAGTGAAGGTCAGGACGGCTGCGGAGGCGGCCGCGCCGGTGGCATCGCCTGGGGTGGCGCAGCAGCGCCCCCGGCCGGACTTGAAGCCGGTGCCGAAGATCTATGTGGTCAAGCCTGGAGATACGTTGTGGGCCATAGCCAAACTCCAATATGGAAGCGGCAGTAAGTATTCGGCAATTTACAATGCAAACAAGGTAGTCATTGGTCCAGATCCTGCCAAGATCACACCAGGAATGAAGTTGGTGATGCCGGCATGACTAATCCCGGCCTTAATAATTACGAAGTGGTGCTAGCAAACAAGTATTATCTCCGGGAAATCGTTGAAAGCATCACCCTGGAGGAATCGCTTGACGAAATCGCCTATCGGGCAACAGTTAGAATGATAATTACGCCGGATTTCCCCGGCATTGCTCCGGGCCAGGAGTGCCGGGTTTCCGGTGTGCCCTTCGGCGGCTCCAGCATGGTTTATTTACTCCACCCCGGGGTAGTCTGGGAGTGCGAAAGCGAAACGCGGGGGCAGAAGCACCTGACGGCAACGATCTATGATAAAACTATCTATCTGGCTAAATCGGAGGATGAATACCTTTTCCCCGCCGGCCAGACGGCCACCCAGCGGCTGAAAAAATACGCCGCCGATTGGGGGATCCCCCTGAGCCAGGTGACCGATATTGGGATCCCTCTGGCGAAAGCGGTTTACCGGGCGCAGCCAATCTGGAGCATGATCATGTCTGACCTGAAAGAAACGGTGGCCAAGGGTGGTGAAATGTACCGGCCCCGGATGACCCCGAACGGCCTGGAGCTGGTCAAGCTGGGGAGTAATCAAACGGTCTGGGTGCTGGAATTGGAGCAGAACATCGAGGAACTTACCCAGCGGAGGACTCTGGAAGGCACGGTGACGCAGGTCAAGGTTTTAGGTAATGCTCCGGAGGACCAACGGTCCCCAGTGCTTGCTTTAGTAAAAGGAGAAACCGCCAAATACGGGACCCTACAGAAGGTGCTGAATGACAGCAAAATCACCACTTCTGGCCAGGCACAAACCGCCGGCCAGAAGATGTTAACCGGGATACAGGAGATGTTTACTGTCACCGGTCTTGACATCAATACCATCCGGGCGGGCGATAAGGTGCAGTTGAGCGGCATGGATCTGCTGGTGATGTCGGTTCGGCACGAACTGGCAAGTCCTGGCCATATGACTTTGGAGTTGGCCGGTGAAGACGTGATCCGAAGGAAGGTGTATGGATATGGCGGATCCGTTTAAACAGCTTGTCTCTCTGCTGGATATGCGTATGGCCAGCCATGCCGAACGGACGGTAACTGGTGTGCCGTGCGAACTGGGGACAATCACAGCATCCGGGCTTAAGTTGGACTCTTTTAAACATGAAATTCAGGACTATCTTGTGGCGGACTGGCTGGTAAAAATACACTTCCCGGCCTTTTCATTTATCGGGACAGCCACCAGCCCGGTAGACGACCAGGGTAATCCGCTACCCGGCGCCACAACAACCTCCCTAACCCGGTATGACTTCCGGCCTAAAGAGGTTGACCAGGTGCACCTGGAATTAAAAGCCGATCTAAAACCCGGCGACCGGGTGCTGGTTGTGCCGGTCAATTGCGGCCAAGAAGCCGTGGTAATTGCGAAGGTGGTGCCCAATGCCTAATCTCTTCCCTTCGGAAGAAGCAACGGCGACGCCAGAACTTCCCGAAACTCAGGCCGGCCAGGTCAAATTCGGCCGGTCCTGGCGCTTCGATTTTGAAAAGGGGGATTTTGTCCTGTCCCCCATGGGGAAGGTTGCAGAGTCAAAAGGTTTGGATGCTTATATTGAGTGGTGTAAGAAAGCCTTACTGACACCCCGCTATCGCCACCTCATATACAGCCGTAACTATGGCAGCGAATTTGAAGATCTTATCGGTCGCAACCTCACCCGGGCCGGGAACGAGAGCGAGATTAAGCGGATGGTTACCGAGGTGCTCATGGTTGACCCTCGCACGGTCTCCGTAGGGGATTTTACATTTGATTGGCAGGAGGACACAGTTTATTTCACCTGCACGGTCACGACGGCTCAGGGTGAGCAGGTGCAAGTCTCCGGCCAAGTCCAGGGGGTGAGTTAGGTGGCCGATATTGTATTGCCCGATTTTCTACAAGACGAAACCGAAGAACAAATCATGGCCCGCATGATTGCGCGGCTCCCTCCTGATCTGGATGTTAGTGAGGGATCATACCTTTGGGATGCCCTGGCGCCGGTGGCGGCCGAAATCGCCCAGATGAAGCTTGAACTCAAGGAGATCCTTAAGCGGGCTTTTATCCAGTATAGTTATGGAGCCTATCTGGATGCCCGGGTCGCCGACCGCGGCATTACCCGGAAACCTGCCGTCAAGGCCACCGGCCTGGTGCAGGTTACGGGCACGCCGGCCACGGTCATCCCGACCGGCACCCGCTTTTCAACGACGGCCGACCTGGCCACCGGGACGCCGGCATTCGAATTTGTTTCCACCGCCCAGGCCAGCATTGGGTCTGACGGGACGGTGTTGGTGAATATTGAGGCGGTTGAACCTGGCACCGGGGGGAACGTCCCGGCGGGGGCGATTAACCAGCTCATGGTGCCAATTGCCGGCGTGACGGCGGTGACTAACCCCGAGGCCACCAGTGGCGGCGCACCAGAGGAAAGCGACGAGGCTTTAATCGCTCGCTACCTTGAACAGGTCCAACGACCGCCAGACACCGGCAATAAGAACGATTACATCCGGTGGGCCAAAGAAGTGGTTGGGGTTGGCGATGCCATCTGCATCCCGCTTTGGAACGGCCCCGGAACAGTGAAGGTAGTAATCGTGGATAGCACCGGGGCACCGGCAAATTCCGCTTTGGTCCAGCAGGTGCAGGATTATATCTCCCCTGCCCCTGGGATGGGTGAAGGAAGAGCGCCGATAGGGGCCAGTGTGACAGTGATGGCACCGACAACGGTAGCTATAGACGTCACTGCCACACTGACCTATGCTGCAGGATATGACCCGGCAGCCGTTCGGGCCAACGTAGAGGCCGCCATTGACACCTTAATCAAGGGTCTGAAGATAGGCGAGGATGTGCGCTACGCTGCCATCGCCAACACTATCTTTGATACCCCGGGCGTGGCTGACTACTCCAACCTGCTGGTCAACGGTGGGACCAGCAACGTAAGCATAGCCGAGGACGCCAAAGCGATCAAAGGGGTGGTGACGTTGACGTGATAAACTCCATCCATGGCAGGGAGATGCTGGCAAACTCCCCCAGGTATTACGAAACCAGCCGGGTTTTTCAGGCTCACATAGAGGCCAAGGGCATTGAGCTGGACAACCTGGGTACTATTATAGACGATATCGAGGCCCAGTTTTCTGCATCTACAGCAACATGGGGCCTTCGATATTGGGAGGAAATGTGCGGCCTGCCTGTGAATGAACAGGAGCTCATAGAAAGCCGCAGAGCCAGGGTGTTGGCAAAGCTGAGGAGCTTCCCATCTGCCAGGTACTACGACATACTCAACGTTATCAAATCCTTTGTAAAGTCTGGCCGGGTCGATTTGGTGGTATATCCGGGTGAATATCGGTTTGTGGCTGTTTTGGCGGCTGAGGCAGAGGCTAACGTACCCGGAATTCTGACGGCCATCGAGGAGGCGCGGCAAGCCCACCTGGCGGTTAGCCTGATACTCGCCATTACATCGCAGCTTATGGTTACTTATGATCGCAGGGTAATCTGGCACGTGCCGTTCATGTCCGGCATGCCCTCCAGCATACGAAGGCTGGATAAGTATTGCCGGAATATAAACGGCAGTTTCAGGCTAAACAGCACGGTTACCCTTGCACCAATCCCTGGCCTGTCGGGATGGCCATTGTTTAATGGTCAAATCAACTATTCAGTGCGGTATAACTATCAGGCGCCCCACCAGATGGGTGAAGTACGAGCTCTGGGCGTGTCTCCAGACTACCTAGATACACGCTACAGGTTAGATGGGCGATTCAACATTGATTATCAGGTCCAGGACACCAGGTGGTTCCTAAATGGTGAGGTAACAATCGGATATGAAGGATATCTTGGCGGAGACCGGTCTCTAAATGCGAACTGGTCTCTTAATTTTGCCCGTTTCATGGACGGTAAAGTTATTTTAACGCCGCGTCATTTCCTAAACGGGTATGGCGATGTGACTATTAGGGTTGAGTATAGACGGCTTGATGGTTCCTGGAATTTGGGCAAGACCTTTACAGCCCATCGCCTGGCCTGGGTCAAATGGCGCGACGGGTTGGTTATTGAAAGGGGATTAGCGAGTTGAATGTTGTAACTACGATATACGGCCGGGAGGCAATGGCAAAGGCACATGCCGGAGACGCGCCCCTGCCAAAGATAACCCATATTGCCTTTGGTGTGGGGGGCGGGGCTGGAGTAACCCCCAACCCAAACGCTACTGCACTGGTATCAGAGATCATCAGGAAACCAGTGGCCAGCCATTCGTATCCAACGTCAACTACGGTCCGCTACCATGTGGACCTCACTGGTGACGAGGTCGGCGGCGCCGGCATCAATGAGGCGGCGCTCGTTGATGCGACCGGCAAGGCTGTGGCTATTCAAACGTTTGGGACCAAGACTATCGAGTCCGGCGAGACCGTGGGGTTCGATTGGGATGAAGAATTCTAGGGAGGTGTAGCTTATGGCGGTTCTGACGGGCACTCCTGTTTACAAAGACAGCGTGCGAAAATTGGAGCCTACTGACCCAGCGGCTCCGGAAACCTGGGACCCTATCCACCAGGACCTGATTAACAATGATGTCTATCTCAAGCAACGGATTGACAGCATTCAAATTCAGACGTCCCAGGGGGAGGCAAATTTTGCCTCGACCAATGGCGTGACCATAACTCATAATCTTGGCAGTACAACCTATATGGTGAACATTACTCCTCTGGCCAATACCGGCGGTGATTTGGGCGATGTCTTTATTTCAAAGACGGCAAATGCTTTCACGGTCTACAATACAGGAGGCTTTACGGGCTTATTCCGGTGGCAGATGACCACATAGGAGGTGCGATAAATGGCTATTGTTCAGCATGATCCCTTAAAACCGAACCCAACAATAAGTGTTGATCAGGTCAATCCAGCCCAATTGGTTATCGTAGCCTTTGCATATCCGGGCGGGAATTGCCCCGGGGCGACGGTTGATCTCACGGGGTTCCAGGGAGGACCCGTGAGGATTTACCTGGATACCGATGGCGCAATATCGACCGACCTCTACAAAGATCACTACTGGCTCCTTGCTGAGGCCATCCTGCCTGAGCGCAGGTATGATAGCCAGCCTACCGGCAGGGTGGACGAAAAGGTGGACGAAAACGGGCAGCCTATTATGGTCATGGTTGAGCGGCCGCTGGACTTAAATGAAGTGCCAATTACAGTATTTACTTTACCGGAGGTGGTATAAGTGGCGAGCATAAGCAAGCTGAGCCTGGCTGCCCTGCGGGAGTGGCTGATGAGCCAGGTGCGGGAAGCCGTATTTTTGCATAATTCCAAGGCGGACGGTACCGGCGTAACCGTGGCCAGCCAGATGGTTTTTATCCCCCGCTTCCGGGTGCCGGCTGGCATCTGGGAAGGCTGGCCGCCGGCGGACATCATATCCAGGGGCTTTTGGGTAGACAAATACCCCTGCAGCCAACCCGACGCTACCCCACAGAGCAGGGGGAGCACCCCAGCGAATACACCGGGGGTGGTGGCGGCCGTTAGCCAGCCTGGGGTGGTAGCCTGGACAGATATTAGTCAACTGAACGCTATAACGGCTTGCGCCAACCGCAAAATAAACGGGCGATCCTGCCATTTGATGACCCTTCAGGAAGCAAGGGCCATCGTGTTTGTAAAGGAATTGCTTGGTTATGACCTGCGGGGAAATAATTATTGGGGACGGGACTATCGGGATCCGGATTCCTGGGAATATTATGGAGAGCCTGACCCGGTGGTGAAAAGCTATACAGAGCAAAATTCCCCCAACAAAAAATATTCCCGAGTTTTAGTGGGTACCGGCCCGCGGAGTTGGGCGCACAACGGACTGGCCACGGGCGGGGTGATGGATATTATAGGATTGTGGCAATGGCTGGATTTTGTTATTGCCGCCGGCCGCTACCAGGCCAAAAAGAGCGCCCTGATTAATGACGCCGATGGAATCAGCACCACGGACACCAGCATTGTAATTGACAATATTCAAGACCTCCAGTATTGGCCTACTTCTAACGGCCTTATTCTCATCAAGGCAGAAGGAACCAATACGGATGAATATGTGCGCTACGGCACCCTGGTGGATAATGGTGATGGTACTGCCACCCTGGTTAACTGCCAGCGGGGCCAGGAGGGCACCGCTCCAAGTGCCCACGCAGACAATGCCGAGGTAGTCCAAATCACCGATTATTGCCTGATTCCGGGCGGCTGGTGCGCCAAAGTGGCTGACGCCGGGTTAAATAATACTACAAACCCAACTACCTTTACCATCAGCCACTTAGTCCTTGGCCCTGGGGGTACCAACCCGGCTGTTGGCGATATTTTGCAATGTGAAAATGAGCAGTTACAGATTACAGCTGTGAATGGCACGTCTATTACGGTTAGCCGGGGAGCCAATGGCTCTACCGTGGCCGCCCATGCCCAGGGCGTGGGGATAGCCCGGATTTCGCCGCAGATGAGCAACAGTGACCCGACGGCCACGGGAGATTATGGCGCATGGCAGTTCAACAAATTCGTGAGCCTGCGCACCGAGCCAGAATTGTTGCCCCTGGGGCTGCCGGCCTCTGTATCTTCCGCTGGCTCTACCCGCTTTGGTGATGGCTTTTGGGCTCGGTGGTACGGTATCCGTGCGGGCCTATGGGGCGGGAGCTGGAGCGATGGGTCGTACGCGGCCCGAGGCTTTGCGCTGGCCTTGAACAATCCGCCGGCGCTCGTGAACATCAGCATCGGCTTCCGCGCCGCTTTGAGTTTGTAATCTGGTGTCTGGACCTTGAAATTCTGCTGGCCCCGCGATAGCGGGGCCAAGACCAAGATTCCCGAGGTTAAAATGAAACAAGAACTGATCCTCAAAGAAAAGTGCAAAGACATGATGAAGTACGCTTACCAGGCTATGCGGGATATTCCCAAGGATTACAGATATACTTTAGGAGCAGACATCAGAAACTCAATGACGGAGCTTCTCCGGTTAATCACCCGCTGCGGTAAGAAGTATTACAAAAGAAATACTTTAGAGGATATGGATATCGAACTTGATGTGCTTAGAGCAATGATTCACGTGGCGGTGGAAAACCGGGTGATCACTATAAAAGAATTTGAAAACTGGGCTAAGCTTCTTGACGAAATCGGCCGGATGATTGGCGGCTGGATAAAATCAATAAAAGCAAAGGATTAGGGCCAGGGCTGCCACGTGCGGGCCTATGGGGCGGGAACTGGAACAATGGGTCGAACGCGGCCCGAGGCTTTGCGCTGAACTTGAACAATCCGCCGGCGAACGTGAACATCAACATCGGCTTCCGCGCCGCTCTGCCTGGAAAAGCGAGAAGATGGCCACTTAAGGGTGGCCATCCAGAGCACAGGCAAAGGAGCCCTGGTCCATGTCGCGCCGGGTTCCCGGCCGGCAAAAAATATAAAACGCCTGGTCCGACTGGTAGGAAACGAAGGCCGGAACCAGGCCAAGCAAGAAAAGATGAGGACCTACAAAAATCTGTACGCGCGAATCTATGCTTTTGAAAATCTCTACCAGGCATACCTGAAGGCCAGACGTGGCCATAAGGACGATCCCGGGGTCCTCATCTTTACCGATAATTTAGATCGGGAGTTGATCAAGCTTCAAGGTGAGTTAATCTCAAAGGCTTATAAAACAGGTCCTTACCGGCGTTTTTATGTGCATGATCCGAAAACTAGATTGGTAGCCGCCCTTCCCTTTCGGGACCGGGTACTCCAGCATGCTCTGTGTAACGTCATTGAACCTTTGTTTGACCGGCAATTCATATACGACAGCTATGCCTGCCGGGTAGGTAAAGGAACCCACACCGGCGCGGATCGGGTAACGGAATTTCTCAGACGGGCTACCAGATTATGGCCAAGACCCTACTGCATAAAGTGCGACATCAGCCAGTATTTCCCCTCTGTTCAGCATAAAACATTGCTAGCGATTATAAGGAGGACCATTGCGTGCGAAGATACCATGCGGCTGATCCAGGAAATTCTCTCTAGCTGGGTTGATACGAACGACCCAGACCCGAGGGGCCTGCCGATAGGGAACCTGACCAGTCAGCTATGGGCTAACGTTTATCTGGATCAGCTTGATCACTTCATCAAAGAAGCCCTTCGGGTTAAATTTTACGTCCGCTATATGGATGATTTTGTTATCATCCATGGCAGTAAGGCAGAACTGTGGCAGCTAAAGCGGGAGATTGAAGATTACCTTGATAGCAAACTAAGTTTAAAACTCAACGGCAAGACAAGCATTTTTCCAATATCTCATGGAATTGACTTTTTGGGGTATCGAATCTGGTCAGACCACAGGCTGTTGCGGAAAAGGAGCATCAAGCGGATAAAGCGAGCCTTGCGGCACTTCCAGAAGCTATATAGCCAGGGGAAGATTGGCTTTGACCGAATTAACGCTACGGTCCAAAGCTGGCTGGGCCACGCGAAACACGCCGACAGTTACCGCTTCAGGCAGAAGCTGTTTGACGCAGTTCACTTTGTAAAGGGTAGGGATGATAGAGGTGAAGGTCAAAGGATTTTGGAATGATCCTGACGGGCTATCTATTGCTGACCTAGTGGTATGGGTTACACTTCCTCCGTGGCTTTATACAGCTTACAAGTACGCTATTGCTGCCGACCTGAGCGGTAACCAGGTGGACTTTTTTCTGGTTTTGACTTATCCTCTACTGTTGGTCCTGGGAGGGCGGGCCATTTCGGACCTCCCTCCATTAAAGCGGATGCGCGTTCAATTATCGAATTATGAAGGGAGGGACGACCGTGACAATAGCCCAAGAATATAAGTTTATAAAGATGCTTTTAACCCCAGGACGTGGTGGGAGGCCAGGGCTCAAGATAAGCCCCAAAGCAGTGGTAATTCATTGGACCGCGAATACCAATCGAGGGGCCAACGCAGTGGCCAACAGGAACTATTTTGAGAACCACCCACAAAATAAGGTTTCGGCACATTACATTGTGGACGACAACCAGATCGTGCAGTGTCTTCCGGAAGATGAAATGGGGTACCATGTTGGTGCTTACCAGTACCAACCCAAGGCACTTGAACTGCTTTCAAGTTATCCTAACAATTGCACCATTGGAATTGAAATGTGCGTTAACGAGGATAGCGACTTTAGTCAAACCTACCGGAACACGGTAGCTTTGGCGGCGGACATTCTGCGCCGGTATGGCTGGGGGGTTGACCGCCTATGGCGGCACTATGACATTACCTGGAAGGACTGCCCCCGGTACTTTGTTAACGACGAGGCCGCCCGTGTATACGGCTTCTCATCGGCTTCTGGGGGATGGGAACGATTTAAGGCGGACGTGCAACAAGCATTAAAAGAGGAGGTATATGACGGTATGTTTAGGGATATGGCTGGCCATTGGGCCGAAAGGGATGTGGAGGAAGCTGCAGGATTGGGTTTGGTAGCTGGTAAAGGGGACGGCACATTTGCCCCGGATGAGGTCATGACGCGGGCACAAGGCGTAGTAGTAACCCTGAGGGCCTATAAAAAGTTAGAGGCCAAGTTAGAGGCCAAAATTGCGGCCCTGGAGAAGCGGTTGGCTAAACTTGAAGGGAGGGATTAATGATGCATGACTTGCTAAGCAACCTGCTTTGCGATGTACTGATATTAATAACAACGGTTGCCGCCGGCTATGCCGTGGCCTTGCTTCGGAAACGGTTGGGTGTCGAAGGCATGAAGCGGATCGAGGCCGAGCTTTCCACCAAGCAGGAGTTGGCGGCCCTGGCGGTGCGCTTCGTAGAGCAGGTTTACCGTGATTTTTGTAGCGAAGAAAAATACCAAAAGGCAGCTGAATGGCTGGCTGGGCGCGCTAAAGAGTTGGGCTTCAGCCTAACTCCCGATGAGATCAAGGGGCTTATTGAAGCTACACTTCGAGCGTTTAAGGATGAGTTTGGGGAGCAGTGGGCTGAAACTCTGACAAAAATGTAGGGAATAGCAATAATAATTTCGCTAATAGCTAAAATAACCAGCGAAATTATTACGTATCAGTAACCATTTATTTCACCAAAACTTTGGCTCATTATGTGTGAGAATTTGGCTCATTACCGGTGGGAAGCTACACCTTCGAAAATGGAAGCGGCCCGCGGGCTGACGGTAACCACGTCGTCCAGGTTCC